GAGAAGCAATCTTCATATCAAGAATTGAAGTATAGCGTTGCAGATCTCCCTGAGTTCTCCTCGTTTGCTGTCAAGATTGTGATGAAGACTGTCGATCCAGCATTCGCTCCTAAGGTTCAAGATATCAGAGCAGTAGCATCGTTCTAATTTCCGCGTATGTCTTATATCAAAGTTGAAGGGCATGATGGTCTTGTCAGAGACGAGACCACAGGTGCCATCTTGAATTACAACGATTCTGCTATCGAAGCTCGTCGTAAAATGAAACGATTGAATTCCGCGTTAGACGACATAAATATGTTGAAGGATGAAGTCTCTGAAATCAAATCCCTACTTAGAGAGTTAATAAAAAATGCCAGCAATTCAAGTCGCTAGAACTGACACCTTTGAGATACAAAGGCAAAAGATTAACCAGATTGGAGATCAGATTTTCCAAGTTAGTTCTGGTGGATCTGACTTATCAACTGGTAATCTAAAATTAGGAGATGGAATAAAAACCGCTCCATCTCTAGCATTTGAAAGTGAAAATAGTCTAGGTCTCTATAGACCATCTGCACAGACTATTTCATACGTTTCTTCTGGAAAAAATATTCTTGATATTACTTCCGATAATTTGACTTTGTTCAAAGATGAAATTATCAAGAAAAAATCAGTACCTACTTCTGGTGGATTAACAGTAGTTCCTGGTTCTGGATATGAATATGGAACTTTTTCTGGAGTTTCTTTAAACGGTGGTTCTGGTAGTAATGCTATTGCAACATTTTTTATTGATTACTTTGAGGGGACCCCAGGATCTGGATCTGGATATGCATCGGGAACATTTACACTTGTTCCTCTTGTTGGAGGATCTGGGTCTGGAGCTACTGTAGATTTTAGTGTTTCTGGACTTACTGGTGTTATTACTCAAAATGGAACTGGATATGCAGATGGATTTTATCCAAATGTTCCATTCGTATATGTTTCTGGATCCAATAACGGATCTGGTGCTCTTGCAATTGTAGAAATTACTGGAAATGCTGTAGGAAACGTCTCCATTTCTTCAAATGGAAATAATAGTTATGAAGATGGAGACATTCTTACTATTTTAGATTCCGATCTTGGCAATGGTGGTGGTTCTGGATTTTTATATGAAGTAACTACCGATGCGGGAGTTCTAAATTTTTCATTAATTAATAAAGGACCTGGATATACTGCTGGAGATGTTTTAACACTACCAACATCATCATCTGCAAATGGAGTTAATATTCCAGGAACTCATGTTGCCCCAGCATGTACATTGGTACAAGGAAGCTTCACAGTATCTTTACCAACACCAACTACGGAAGTTATCCCTGGTCAAATTGTTGCTATTGATCAGGGTGGAGCTGGAACAGGATCTTTTGGTGGTGCTACTGTTACTGTTGTTAGTATTACAGATGCATCAACGGTTGTAGTTGATGTCGCAGCTACTGTTTCTGGATCTGCCGATATTACTTTTAGCAGCCCAGTAGTTGACAGAATTACAATTCCTGGAGGAACATCAAATCTATATCCAGGATTTATTCTGAGTGGATCTAATTATAGTGGTATCGATGGAGCAGAAATTACCGCTATTATTGATGCAAACACTATTCAGGTAGACACTCCTGGATCTGCAGCATTTTATGGAGCAAATCTCACATTTACTCCAAAATGGGGAGATGGAGGTTCTACCCAATTTACTTATACAGTTGATACTGTCGGATCTGTTAATACTTTAACAATTACTAATGGTGGAACTGGATATGCAGTAGGTGACGTATTGACAGTAAGTTCTAGTGATCTTATCAACCCGATTGAATACACAATATCAGTTCAAAGCGTACAAAAAATTACTTTTACAACTACAGTATCTGATACATCTATTTCAGTTGGAGATACTTGGGAAATTGATGGGGGAGGAGAAGGTGGTGCAGCATATGAAGTAGCTTTTGTAAAAGCATCTGGAGGAAATATTGATTACATCCTATTACTAGGTTCTTCATTTGCTGCATCTGATAGTATTAGAGAAGTTGGAACTACAACTCCAGTTTTAACTCTCTCCACAGCAGATACTAAAAACAAATATTATATCGATACTGGTTCTGGGGATTCTTTACATCCAAATCTATCTTTATATGTTGGCGAGACATATAAGTTTAATTATGGATCTGGAATGACTGGACATGAGTTAAAATTTAGCGAATTTTCAGATGGCGTTTGGAATATCTTTGGTCCATTTACAACTAATGTAACATCAGGATCTGATATAGTAGTTCTATCCAGCACTTCCTCTATTTCAGTTGGAATGTTGGTAAGTGAAAATGGCAATAATCCTGGTCAACTTTCTGAAGGAACATTAGTATCAGAGATTGTCAATGGAACTACTATAAGATTAAACAAACCAGCATTGATTACTGGATCCATTGATTTAGATTTTTCTGGAAGCACTTATTCGACAGGAGTATCCTCTAGTGCTGGACTTTATGTTGAAATTAAAGTCTCAGATGCCACTCCATCTCCATTGTATTATTATTGCGAGTCCCATGCTGATATGGCAGGTGAGGACGGCGATGAGGCATTTATTACTATTGATCCAAATAACCCCAGAGTATTTGGTTCTGGATTTAGTGCAACTATAGATTCGATAGATGAAACAGATGTTATCACAATGGATGTTGAGACTGGAGAATTAGAGTGTCTCAGTATCACATCTTCAAATGCAACATTTGATACGACACAAGTTTCCCAGTCATTAATAGCTCCAAGTATTACTGGATCTGCCATTTCGGCAATTAATATCAATTCATCTTCCACTTTAGAGTTAACTGCTTCTTCAACTATTACTTTAACAGCGGATTTGAATTTAGGCGCGGCAGTAACAATTACAAGAAATTCTGGAAATATATTATCATCTGGAGAAATCAAGACTACTAATGTATTTAATTCAAATGATGCTTTAACTATTACCGATGCAGAGATTGAAAGTATTAATAATTATGATTTAGTTTTGAAACCAGCCGATGGTAGAATTGCTAAAGTAGATTCGACATCTGCATTTATTCTCCCTGTTGGAACAACAAACGATAGACCCATTGGACTAGCAGTTGATGGATCCGTAAGATTTAACAGTGAAACAAATCAATACGAAGGTTATAGTTCTCAGAGTTCTTCTTGGTCTTCTTTGGGTGGAGTTAGAGACCTTGATGGAAATACTTACATTCTGGCAGAAGAAACAGTAGGAGCAAATGATAATAGACTGTGGTTTATTAATGATAATATAACCACTCAGCGTTTTACTCCAACTTGGCATGAATATGTTAATGTAAAGAAAGTTAGATCCGTTAACGTAACTGCTCCAACTTATCTTGCTTGGACTGCTAATACTCCCGCAAATCTTGGAGAATATCTAAAGTATAGAAATAATATTTACGAGGTAACTGTTGCTGGTGTTACAGCTAGTTCTGGAAACGAACCGACACATACTTCTGGAGCTGAGTTAAATAACACAGCAGAATTAACATGGTATGCATCTGCTGTTGCTCCAATTACGTTTGAAGAGGTTGAGGAGGTAAGAATTTCCCCACTTGGATTTACTCCATTGGTAATTAGCGGCGACTTAAGACTATTCAAAAACATATTATCAACAGACATCAACGATCTTGTACTGAAACCAAATAGTGGAAGAAGAGTTGATATTCAATGCGAAACAACTCTCACCGTTCCTGTTGGCGGCACAGGAGATAGAGGAACAGCAGCTCGAGGTGGTATTAGATTCAATACAACTTCCAGTCAGTTTGAAGGATTTGATGGAACAAACTGGGGATCTCTTGGAGGAGTTAAAGATGTAGATCAGAATACTTATATTATTCCAGAAACATCTCCTGGTGCAAATGAAAATATCCTATATTTTTATAATGATAATAACAACACATTACAATTAACTACTACTTCGTTAGATTTTGTTTCCACCGATACCATTAGATCAACTGTATCTGATGAATTAGAGATTACTGCTTCTTTAATTACATTTGATCAAGCTGCTGTTACTTTAGATAACACCAGTTCTACTACAACTTTCTTACATTCTGCTAAGCAGTATTTCGATCTTGGTTTATCATCTGGTTTATATGTCGAACCAGTTTTAAGACTTGACAATCAAGGTGATGTTTATTTCAACACAACATTTGGAACAGGATCATTCACTGGAGTAAAAGTATTTGATGGTGAACTTAAAGAATTTGAATTGTCTGATTTGAGAATACGCACTACAGATATTTCTCTAGTAAAAGGGACTTCAAATATTGGCGGAGCGGTAATCTATGATACCGCAATAGAAAAGGGATCGAAAACAACAGTGGTTGCAAAAAATCCAACAACTGGTGATACCGAATTTATTGAATTTGCAATTATAGATGATGGAACTGATGTTTTCCATACAGAGTATGGAAATATCAGAACTGGATTGGAACTAATTGTTCCAACATTTGAACTCACTGCAAACAATGAAGTTCGAATTAATATCGAACTAGGTGCTGACATCGGAAGCACTCAGACAGTTAATATTACATTAGTCTCACACATTACCAAGAAATAAAAATGGCAACTTCTCTAGAAAAATTCGATTCAGCTGGTGGATTTTCGATTGATAAAACCACAATCGTAGATGAACTCAGAAATGCAAAAGATCTCAACACACTTGAGATTAAGAATTCTTTTTACAGCGATAGTAAAAATAAGCATTACATTTTAAGAGGGTTGAATACATCTGTTCTACAACTTGATGATATTGGAACTCAAATTACTATAGACAGTAATACTATTAATTTTATTACTGGGCATATAATCGCTGTAAATCCAGCAGGCACTGTTTACTCAGCAAAGATTGAGAGTGCTGTTTTTTGTGATGGAGTAGGAGCAGTTTCTATTCTTTCTAGTATGACTACAGTAATTAAAGATGATATTCCTACTGGTCAATCATGGGAGATTTCCCCTCTAGGAGCAGCAAATCGTTTTAGTTATTCTACTACAAGAGCAGGCACTACAAATACCATCAAATGGATTGTTTCAACACAAGTTATTAGTATTGCCTGGGCTTAATGTCTAAATATAAAAAGGAATAACTAGGCGGAGCTAAGCAGGCACCATGAGTTTTAATATCAATTCGGATAAAGAATTTGTTAGAGGTTCTCAACCAAAATTTATTGGCGATCAAGAACTCACAATTAGATCTGGAACTGGCTCCGCCGAGAAAGAAATCTTAAGAGCACAGTTAGATGAAGTAACTGGATTGCCTCGTGTTGGTATTAATAGAACTGGCCAGCGCGTAAATGCTATAACAATTGTTTCTGGTGGCAGTGGATATACTACAGAACCTTCTGTTACAATTGGCGCACCACAAACTGCTGGTGGTGTTCAAGCTTTAGCTTCTGCATTTATCTTTAATGGATCTGTTGTAAATATTGCTATTAATAATCCTGGCAGTGGATACACTTCTCCGCCAAGCGTTACGATTACTGGTGGAAATGGCGGTGGAGCAACTGCTACCAGTGTTTTAGATACTGTAGACTACGAACTTGATATTAATGGTGCTATCAGAACTTCAACATCGATTATTTCTGATACTGCTAGAATTTTAAACCTAGATATTGATAACTTCATTACTCCAGATGCCAATTTCAGAGCTCCAAATCTGAAGACGTTTGTAAACAATACAGGCGTTCAATGGTCTTCTGGAATTATTCTTCAAAAAGATAGTTATAGATATTTTGGTCAAAATGTCTATCAGGCATTAAACACTGGAGTTACTGGCGACAGTGGTCCAGTTCATGTTGATGGTATCGAACTCAATGGAGAAGTTCAATTCAAGCACATTGGATTTCGTGTAATTGACGAAAATTCTTTTGCATATAACGAAACTGGTGATGCAGGTATCTACCCAAGGTCTATTACACCACTACTAGGTGATAGATCTGATAAAATTGCAACCACAGAATACGTCCTCAACCTAGCAACGAATGATGTTGGTGGTCGTATTTACGTTTCGCAGCAGATTGGTTCTGATCTAAACGATGGTCGTTCTGCTGTAAATCCAGTTAGATCGATTAAAAAGGCAGCACAACTTGCTTGGGCAACTCCTGGCGTCAAGGAAACTATTATTGTTTCTGGTGGAGACTATGTAGAAGACAACCCGATTTCCCTCCCACCAGATGCTTCTGTTGTTGGTGATAACCTTCGTCTCGTAATTATTCGTCCAGCAAATCCAAACAAGCACATCTTCAAGTTTGGCGATAAAAACTATGTTATTGGTGTCACTTATAGAGACCAAGTTGATTCCGTTGGAGATTCTGTTGCAACTTGGGATTTTGCAATGGTATTTGATGACAAACAGCGTATTGTTATCGACAATGAAGTTAATGGGGATTTTGGAATTAACTTCCCAATTGGACATCAAATTTTTGGACCAGATCAGTTTAGAGTTGATTTCCAAGAAAACACTGGTCTATCTAGTTTGCAAACTGGATTAGAAGTAGTTGGTGTAAACACTGGTGCTAGAGCAAAAATTATTGGCGTAAGGTTTGATTCCACTGCTGGTGCAGAAGCATATCTAACTGGAGAACTTGATGTAACTCTTACCAGTGGTTCTTTCCTTGAAGGTGAAAGATTTAATTATTTGATTACTGGTACAGTAGGAAACTCTATTTCTCTAAACATTACACAGACTTCTGGAATTAATACTTTTAGAACTACTGATGATCCAGATACACTAATTCCCCCTGGCACATATATCCATCTTGATGATACAGATGATAGCAGCTTTACTCAAGGTTTTTATGAAGTAAAGAGTATTAATGATGATAATTCTCCAACTTTCTGGGATGTTGAGGTTGTGCCTATTCTCAACGCACCAGAGTGGGATACAACACAATCAGAAACAATCAACATCAGTGAAGGAAACATCGTTGTTGAAAGTGTTGATACCACTTCCCTATTATCAATTAGAGCTGAGGGAGAGGTTGTATCTACAAATTATGATATCACATCATCAATTCCCATTCAAAGACTTGATTTCTCTTTACAGGGAGATCCATCTATAGCAACAGGTGGTTTCCAAAATGAGCAATTTGGAAATGCTGAAGATCTTGGTGGTGTTGTTTTTTACACAAACGCCCTTGTAGGTAGAAGTAATATTCATGACTTTAAAGAGGGTCAGGAAATTTTAATTGAAGGATTGCCAACTGCTGGACCAGACTTATCTGCTTTAAATGGCAAGCAAAGAATTTATAAAGTTTTAGAAGATGCTGATGGTAGGTCAAGAAGATTTGTTATTCCTAAGAAATTTCCAGCAATTGTAGATGCTGAGTTTGATCCTGGTCAAAATGCTACAGTAAAGTCATATTCAAAATCTATTACGTTATCACTTCTCAACTCACCAAACACATTCCCAATTTCAACTCCAGTTGAAAGAAGATTTCAAGATGCATGTGTTTTCTTACGCAACAATAGAGATTTCATTGCGGATGAAGTTGTAGGAAAGATCAACGATCAATTTAAGAGAGAATATTATTCCGTATACAATATTAGTGGAAATTCTTTTGACATTTACTTAGGAACTCTAGACCACGCCAATACTTGGATAAGTGGAGGAACAGTAACTTTCAATGGAGTTACACACAATGTAACTGATTTTGTTTATGATACTGCAATCACAGGCGTTGCAACAGTAACAACCGACAATCCATTCCCAGGAATTTCTGAAGATGATACAGTTCAGTTAGCTGGTCTTCTAATTGAGTGCGATGCTGGACAGAAGATCTATCCTTCATATAGCTCGCCAACTTCTGGAAGCAATCTTGGTTCAAACGGAGACGATCAGTGCCGTCAGGATATTGTTCACTTTATTAATGCTTTAGTAAGAGATTTAGAATTTGGAACAAACCATAACGTAATCGAAGCGGCAAAGAAATATATTGTCAATGATAAATTGACTTATATTGACGATGAAATTATTCAAATCACTCGTGGTATTGAATATGCCAGAGAACTCGCTATCTACGCGATGTGCAATTGGAGAACAGGAAATAGAACAACGGGTGATCCAGTATATGCTCCCCAATACTCTTCAATTACCAGATACTTTGATAGCACAGTTATCACATCAACTGCTGGAACTCCAGCTTGTGATGATGTAAGAGCGGCTATCGATACCCTTGCATATCTTTGGGTTGATGTTATTACTAACAATTCTGCTGGTAGGTATCTAGATGCTGCATATTTGATTGCTAGAAACAGAGATCTTATCGCAGATCAAGCATTAATTAATACAGAAACTGCATTTACTTCTCTGAATTTATCAGATATTCACCAGAGAAAATGCCGTAGGGATATTAATTATATTCTAACTGGCGTTATCAAAGACTTAGTTACTGGAGGAAACTCTGGAATTGTTGAAAATGCAGAATTCTATTTCAGTGGTAATTCATTAACTGGCATTGATGCATCTCAACTTGCCGAAACAAGATATGCATATGAGCAAGTAAGAGATCTTTCAATTGCTGCAATGCGTAATTGGACAGATGGAGCAGGAAATGCTATTGCAACAACATCTCCAATTCCACAGTTTACTGATGGCACAATCATTGCAGATCCATCTTCTCCAGATTGTGCAAATGTAGCATCTTCTCTAACAACCATTTTTGGAACTCTTGATGGTATTCTCGAATACGCAGATGATCCAAACAGTCCAACTGCTATTGAACCAGGATCTACCACCAAAACATATGGAACGTTATATGATACCAACGATATCATTTCATATCCAGATAGCTATGTTTATGACCAAAATGGTCAGCGTATGGCAATCCGTGCTGACTATGATGACTACCCAATCATTGAAGCATCACCATATACCCAAAACTCTTCTGTTATCTCCTTCCTAGGCGGTGGAGGTGCTTTGGTTGATGGTTCCAAGGTCAAGCAACCAAACTGTCCTTTCCCTGGTCTAGAACTTGACGGAACTGCGTCTTATCCTAATCAGGGTAAGTCGATGGTTGCATCGGCATTCACTATTGTATCCTTTGGAGGAACGGGTTACAAGGTCATCAACGATGGTTACACTCAGTTGGTTTCTGTCTTTGTTATCTTCTGTGCCGATGGTGTTCTTGCTGAATCTGGTGGTTATTGTTCTATCACCAACTCCGCTACCAACTTTGGTATCTATGCTCTGCGTGGTATTGGATACAGAGAAGAAGCTTATAGTTTCGACGTTGGAACTATCAGCAATATTTCATCAACTCCAACAGGAAGAACTATTCTGACTGTAAGTGGTCTTGGAAGAGAACCATTGGAGCACTATGTCGTTAAAATTGATGGATATAGAAACACAAATACAGAAATTGAATACTTTGTTGATGCTGTTAGTGGAGTAACAGTAGGTCCTCCATTCTCTGCTCAACTCACACTTGATAATGGAACAGGAGATGGATTAGACTTAACAAATGTATCTACTGGTTCTGTAGTTGGTTTACCTCCTACTGGAACTACCATTAGATTACATAGACCTTCTATCGTTAACTCTTCCTCACACACATGGGAATTTGCTGGATCTGGAACAAACTATCTGGCTCTTCCAGAAAACGGTGGAACTAAGGTTGAGGCATATGAACAAGTTTCTCAACAGTATGGTCGTGTCTATGTTTCTGGAACAGATGAATTAGGCGACTTTAAGGTTGGCACATTTGCTAGAATTGAAAACAGAACTGGTGCTATTACATTTACTGGTACTGTTACAATCTCCGAAGTTGAATTCCTCAAACTAAAAGGTGGTGATGTTGTTGTCACTGGTTTTGATGCGTCAAACACCCTAGGTGGTGCTAACTCAACAGATTCTAAACTACCAACTCAAAAGGCAGTTAGAGATTATATCACTAACAACCTTGGACCATACATCAACAAACCATATTCAACCAACGCTGTTCCTAGAGCACTTGTAGAACTTACCGATTCTGGCAAGATTTCTGTTGATCAAATTCCAGCACTTAGACCATTTGAGGTTTATACTGTTGCCAATCAGACAGAAAGACTTGCTATTGAAGGTGCTCTTGCTGGAGACATCGCAATTGAACAAGATACATCAACATCATATATTCTAAACAATGATCTGGATAGTCAGTTCTTAGGTTTTGATGTAGATACAGGACTTCAATTTACTATTGGAGACATCTTTACTGGAAGTGTAAGCAGTGGTCGCTTGCAGGCAACTGAATACAGACAGGGTGTTGTATATCAAATTAATATTACATCTGGAGGTTCTGGATATGCATCGCCACCAACGGTAACTTTATCTGGAGGAGCTCCTCAATCAGGATCAGTAGAATGTAAGGCAGAATCCGTAATCGCAAATGGTGAGGTTGTTGCAATTGATATTATCACATTTAATGGATATAAAGGTGGTAAAGGATATACTACCCCACCAGTCGTAACAATCGCAGCACCAGCAGGATCTGGCACTCAAGCAACTGCGGTGTCGGTAATTGAAAGTAGACTTTATGGAGATATTGTTAATAGAATTAAACTAGAAGATACCGATAGCATTGATAGTAGCGACATTCCAGCGGTAACGGTTGCTATTGATAGAGTTGTTAATACTTCAGCGTCAGATTCTAACAACTGGGTTTCTCTATCATCAAATCAGATTTCTGCTACAGATATTGTATCTGGTGTTATTGAAACAGATCGTCTTGCTAGTGGCGGAGCTGCTAACTCTTTCACTTTCTTGAGCGGAGATCAAAACTTTGCGTTAGCAGTACAATCTATTAAAGGTGCAGAGAGAAGATATTTTGCAAAATTAACATCTCAATGTAACAGTGGATCCAGTCAAATGATATTTGCTACATTGGCAGATGCTTTGATTGGACATGAAGTAATTGATAATGTAACTGGTATTCAACCAAATACAAACATCACCGCAGTTCTAACTGTTGGTGGATCAACTACAATTACTCTAGACAGTCCAGTAACATCTACAATTGCCGCTGGTACTATTATTGAATTTGAACGTGGTGCTTCTCCAATCATTTTTGATTCCACATACACTCAAGGCAATTTTATTGATGATGTCATCATTGGAAATGGAGGAACAGGATTTACAAATGGTCAATATTTTGATCAAGATCTTGTAGGTGGAACTGGAACAGGATTAAAAGCGAATTTAACTATCTCTGGTGGAACAATTACTGAGATTACAGTAACTGATGGTGGTAGTGGATATGATGCTGACTTTGCAATCACAGTTCCACCAACTGCTATTGGTGGTGGTTCTGGTCTAAACTTACTTGCTAAGGTAAGCACCGTAAATAAGCAATATGCAAACGTTGCACTTGATATTCAGAGAGTATCAGATCTAACTATTTCAACTGATCTATTTGGAACAATTGGTGTTGCTAGATTTAAGAAATCGCAATTTATTATTGGTGCTTCTGGAAATGGTTCTGTTGAATTGGATGTAGGCGCTGATTCTGGTCTAGATGCGGACCTTCTAGATGGTCAGCAAGGTGAATACTATACTAATGCTACCAACCTATTCTCAGGAACAGTACCAAGTGATAGACTTTCTGGAACTTATAATATTAGTGTTTCTGGTTCTTCTGGTAACACACTAAGACTATCTACTGGAACAAACAACCCAACATCAAACCCATCTCCAGATAACTTTGTTGGTGGTGTAGTTTCAAACACAATCAACAACAATGCCAATTCTCTCAGTGATGGTGGAACCAAAAATATGGTTCTCACACTTAGAGCAGGAGGAACTAGTTTCGATGCATCATTTGGTGGTGTAAGACAACTTGCATTTACTGATAATGATAATATGTGGTTGCGTGGTTCTGGAACTGGTGTTACTAGTTTTGGATCATGGGCAAAAGTTTGGACATCATTGAATGATGGTATTGGATCTGGTTTAGATGCTGACAGACTTGATAACAGACAAGGAGAATGGTATCAAAATGCTCTCAATATTAACTTCGGAACTCTATCTGATAACAGACTTCCAAGATTTATTAGTGCAACGACTGTTAAAGATAGTTTAACTATTAAAGCATTTAACGGAGATCCTAAGTATAGAATTTATATTTCGGGTCAAATTCTAAACACTACGCCATTTACTCCTGGAAACACAGTAAATCTTTATGATGCAGATGGTCAGGGAACTGGTGTAATTGCGATCGATAATATTATTGTTAACGACGAGACTGACAATTTTAATGACTACACTATTATTGTTGGCAGATTAACAACTGGTAACTTTATCGGTGCTCTTACAATTGGAGATGCTGGCAATAGAAAAGAGTTTGAAGATTTTACGATTGAAGATGGAAACACAATTCAAGTCGCAAAACTCGAAAGTGATGGGGGAACTGCTAACCTAAGATTAGGTAGAAAGGATGGAATTGCTTCTTCCCCTGGAATTTATTTCAATAGTTCTATTTTAACAGCAAACTATAATACTGCTATTGTTGCAACTGGAGGTAATGCTACCGATGGTTCTGGAACACTAAATGCTTTGGTTGTTAATGCTGATGGATTTAATATTAACGGTAATGTTATTTGGAACGCTGGTAATATTGAATTCCAGTCATCAAATGTTGCAAATACTGCTGTAAAGCGTGATGCAAATGGCAACTTTAGTGCTGGAACAATCACCGCTAATTTAACTGGTGCTGCTTCAGCAAACGTCTTGAAGGCTGGCGACAGAATGAGTGGTGGTTTGACAATTGGAACAGACGGAACTGCCGCAACGGTTGGTCTTCGTGTTCAAGGTCAATCTGCATTCTTGAATACTGTTACAATCGTTGATGACCTAGCAGTAGATACTGATACATTCTTTGTTGATGTATCTCAAGATAATGTTGGTATTAATGTCGGAACAACACTAACTGCTGGTGTTGGTCTTGATATTCTTGGTGGTAATATTGCTGCATTGAGATTGCGTGGTCCTGCAAATACTTCAGGACATATGCTACTTCTTGATGGATCCAGAAGCACATGGTATGATGATGCTAACCATGCGATGATGTTTATTACATCTGGTGCTGGGGATGCAATGTATGGAGCGGGTGAAGGCGCACACTGGATCTTCAACGGTAGGGCAGAAGATAGAGACTTTGTTTTCCGTAACAACTCTTCCAACAAACTAATCATTCAAGGTAATGGTGGTCTCAAGATTGAGAACAGTGGAACAAATTACGCTATTGATGCCGACAAGAAAGTTCTCTTTAGAGAGGGTGTTGTTCTTGATACTGGCAATGATAACTCTGGCACATTCGTTGAAATGTTTGGTGCTCAGAACTATAGAAACTTTAGACTAAGTGCTCAGTCAACAGGAAACAATCGTTTTGCAATCCAAGCATCTAATACTGCTGGAAATAATGATTGGAATACAACCCCAGCATTACAAATTGATGGTAGCAATAATAGAGTTTCTATTAATACCACTGCTACTTCTGGAACAGATCCAGAAGACGGAACAACGGTAAGAAATTATCAATTAAATATTCAAGGAGATGTTAACTTTAATGGTCAGTTATTCCAAAATAATTCAGAATTTGTAACTTCTCGTTGGACTGAGGCAACCAATGAAGTTGATATCTATAGACTATCTAAGGTTGGCATTAATCAAGCAGATCCATCATATACTCTAGATGTAAATGGAGATGCCAATGTTAGAGGAACAACCCGTGTAAGAGGAGATGCTCAATACTTAGATAGTTATGGTGTCATCAAGAGAAATAGAAATACTATTGCTGAAAATATTACCATTGGAGGTTCCGACAACGCTGCTTCTTATGGTCCTATTACAATTCAATCTGGATCTACAGTCACCATTTCTTCTGGTGGGGTTTGGAATATTCTATAAATAAGTATACTAGATCATATTAATTATGTCTACGGGTAAACTAACAGTTACGACGGCTAATCCATCAGTTGCTGTAAACCTTCCAATCCATCCAGTTGGAGCTATGCCAAGAGCTCAGGAAGGTTCAATTTGTTTTAATCCAGATAATGGTAAAGTGTATTTGTATGCACCAAATAGTGATGGTGTTTTAATTTGGCAAGAACTACAGAGGCAGTAAAAGAATTATGTCTACATTAAATGCTGGAACTTTAAACGTAACTGGAACCCTTCAGTTACCATCTTACACAGTTGCTCAAAGAAATGCTTTAAGCAAGTCTGTTGGGATGATGATTTATAATAGCGAGGACGGTGGTATTGAAGTTTGGGATGGAAGCGAATGGAAATCTGCTGTTGGAGCAGGTGGAGGATTTATCGAAGCAGCTGGCGGAGCAATTGCCAACGACGGAGATTTTAGAATTCACACATTCAATAGTGTAAATAGTTTTGTTGTTAATGCAGTTGGAGATTCCACTCAACCATTTGGAAACACTGTAGATTATCTAATTGTCGCTGGTGGCGGTGGCGGTGGCGGATTTGGTTCTGGAGATTTCAATAACTTTGGATCTGGCGGCGGCGGTGGCGCTGGTGGAGTTCTAAAAACCAATGGATACAATTACGCTGTTTCTGCTGGATCATTTAGTATTTCTGTTGGTGGCGGTGGAAACGGTGGAACTGGAAATGCTGCTGGAAGTCCTGGTGGAAACAGTTCATTTGGAACTCAGATTGCTTATGGTGGCGGCGGTGGCGGTCAGCAAGATAAAGCAGGACAATCTGGTGGATCTGGCGGTGGATCTGGAACTGATGGCGATGGTTACAACCAACCAACCGCTCCTGGCGTCTCTGGACAGGGAAATAGAGGTGGTCGAGGCGCTTCTTCTCAGAATGGCACTAGTGGTGGAGGCGGTGGTGCTGGAGAAGCAGGTCAAGATGGTTACACTAGACCTAACTCAGCTCCAGCTAGAGGTGGAAATGGTTTTGGTTCATCCATTTCTGGAACTGTTCAAACTTATGGTGGAGGCGGAGGTGGTGCAAACTACCCAGGCGGTCCACACTCTCCCAATGGAGGAGCTGGTGGTGGAGGATCTGGTGCTCTGTCACCAACCGCTTCTGGAAACCCAGGAACGGATGGTCTTGGTGGAGGCGGTGGTGGTGCTGCTGACCAAGATCCTAGAGATTATCCAGAACCAAAAGGTGGTAATGGTGGCGGTGGCGTCGTAATTGTTAGATATAAATTCCAGTAAGAAAAATGGCACATTTCGCAAAAATCGATCAGAGTGGTACAGTAGTTGACATCGTAAAGGTGGACGACGAAATTTTATTGGACGAAAATGGAGATGAAAATGAAAATCTTGGAATTAAGTTTCTTCAAGATGTTCTTGGTGGACCATATGATTGGAAACAAACCTCATACAATGCATTCAAAGGTAGACATAGATTACATTTAGCTCAATCTGATGGAGAATATGTAGAACCAGTGTATGGCACTAAACCATGTCTAAGAAAAAATTATGCATCTATTGGCGGAAAATATGACTATGTAAGAGATGCATTTATTGGGGTAATGCCAGATGCTATAAATGTTGTTTTGGATGAAGATTGTTGTCACTGGGAATGCCCATACGAATCAAATCAGACAACTGACAATACTGGAAATCCTTTGTCATACACAGACGAAACAGATTATAAACCTGTAAACTCAAATTTAAATGCATCGAGAAATTGGGTTTGGGATAATGTTAATAAAACATATACGAAAGTTCCATCTTTTGAAACTGTTCCAGTAAACTATGTTTACGATTCAATTCAAGGGAAATGGGTTAAACAATATTTTTAAAATAAATTATGATTACATTATGGTTTCCAAAGGCGATTTACTTTCAACCTAATATTTTAAATGATAACCTAGATTTATACGAGAGAGAAATAAAGAAATCTTTCTCTGAAGTAGGATCATTACGAGATGGTGCAAAGAACGTCAACTCCACGCATAGATTAAAACCAAATTTATTTGAGGTTTGTAATCTAGATGAATTGAGAAGAGAATTTTTTGATCGATCAAAATATTTTCTAAATGAACTTGGATATAAGAATACACAATCTCTTCATTTTGACAATTGTTGGGCAAACATTAGTTATCCAGGAGATTATATCTTCCCACATAATCATAACGGGTCTATGATTTCTGGAGTTTATTATGTAAAGTCTTCTCTACACGAAAAGATTAAATTTTTTAATTCGCCAACAATGCATTCAGACCCAGATGTTTGGAATGATTTAAATCATCAGCATTGCGAGTATACTTGTATTCCAGGATCAATGTTGATTTTTATGAGTGACCTTATGCATGGAACCGAAAAGCAACACTGCGAAGAAAAAATATCAATATCATTTAACATGTCATTATGAGTGAATTCCCCATTTTAAATCAAACTCCTAATTTTATTTCTGGTTGGTTTATTGACGAGAAAGTATGTGATGATCTTATTTCTTTCTTTGAAGAATCTCAAGACAAAACGCCAGGAAAGGTGGGAAGTGGTGTAAATGAAGACTTCAAAGTTTCTACCGATGTAACGGTAGTTCCAAGAAATCCAGACATAAGAATACAAAAATACCTAGAAGAACTAGGAAAGGTGTGTGATAGTTATACAGAAAAATATCATTGGTGCTCAACAAACCATGCTAGGTGGGGTCTGAATACAAATTTCAATATACAAAGATACTTACCAGGGGAAGGATTTCATGGGTGGCATTCCGAAAGAGGGACTTACAAAGATCTGATATCAACACGTTTCCTGGTGTTTATGACTTATCTAAATACAGTTACGGATGGTGGTGAAACGGAATGGTTTTATCAGCAGACCAGAATTCAACCAAGAAAAGGTTTGACCTTATTCTGGCCAACTGATTGGACACATACTCATAGAGGTGTCACATCAAAAACTCAAACAAAGTATATTGCAACAGGATGGTATACTTTTAAAATAGAAGACTTTGATTATACATCTTATAATGGAGGATAAATGAACTTAAAGTATAATTATTGGTATTTTAAAGAGGCAATTAGTCCAGAAATCTGTGATAGGATTATATCTATTGGAAACTCACAAACTTTAAATTACGGTGAGATTAATAGGGAATCTAGTAAAGGCATTGAAGACTATTCTGAAGAAGATTATGAGCATCTTCTCAAAACAAGAAATTCACATATTGCCTGGTTGGATATTCCGTGGATTTACAATATCCTAAAACCGTATATTCAAAGAGCCAATAAAATGGCAGGATGGAATTTTCAATGGGATTATACAGAGCAATTACAATTCACTACTTATAATGAGGGTCAGTTTTATGACTGGCATCCAGACCAACATCATTACACATATTCGAATGATGATGAGAATGTTCAGATGCGTGGTAAATATAGAAAATTATCAAGCACACTACTTTTAAATGATCCGCAAGACTATGAGGGTGGTGAGTTAGAATTTCATTTCAGTAGGAATAAATCATGCATAGCTAAAGAGTTGGACAAAAAAGGATCTTTAGTTGTTTTCCCATCTTTTGTATATCATAGAGTAAGACCTGTTACAAGTGGAACTCGACATTCTTTAGTTAGTTGGAATATTGGAGAACCTTTTAGATGATCTATATTTCACATAACGATCTAGATCAAAAATTTATAGTTGATAGTATAAATTTTTTTAAAGAAAATATTATACACACCTATGTTTGGGACGAGACAAGGGTCCTCGGATTGAATAGATATGGATTTAATGAAGTCAATCCGCCAGAAATTTATTTCAAAATACTAGACCTAGTAAAGTTGATAAAATCAAATGTTGATGGAGATGAAAGATTTTTAGATTTACAAGAAGTCGAAATTGTTAAGTATCCATGTGGAGCTCATAAAAATTTTCATTATGACAAAGCAAGAAAAACTACTACTGGTGCATCAATAACTTACATTAATGACGGTTATATTGGGGGCAACACAATAATCGAAGGCGTGGATGTACAACCAATATCTGGTAGAACAGTTTATTTTGACGGAAGAAAATACAGACATGCTGTGTCAAACGTTATAAAAGGCGATAGATATACGTTATCAATGTGGTATGGAAAAGATAAAACCATGCCAATCAACAAAGAATTTTTGGAGATTTGAAATGATTGAAGTAAAGGACAATTTTATGGAAAAGGAACTCTTCCATAAAGTAAAAGAATCTATTATTTCATCTCAGGCTATGGGATGGTTTTTAGAGACAAATATTTCTGGAGAAGGCGAAGAAGAAAACTGCTATTTTACACATCTTTTCTTTTCAGATTATTCTAGAAGAAGTGAAAATTTTTCGTTAGCAGTTGAACCTCTCGCTTTTCTTCTTCAAGCAAAGTCATTAATTCGTGCTAAAGCAAATCTATATCCAAGAACTGACAAATTGGTTCACCATAAAGATCACATTGATTATGGATTTCCACATAAAGCAGCAGTGTTCTATTTAAATACAAATAATGGGTATACTGTTATTGGGGATAGAAAAATAGAATCCGTAGAAAATCGGGTTGTTATATTTGATCCAACTGTTCTACATCACAGCACTAACTGCACAGATGCCCCTTTTAGGGCGAATATAAACATAAATTATTTCTAATGCATCAACTACTTAGTCCTAGAATGCTATATGAATTTCCAGAATATCTGGATAATTTAAACACAATTCCTCCTATAGAAGATTTGATCAAATCGATAAGTAAAATCTTTTCTGAAGAATTTTCAATTTTGTGTGAGTTAGATTGTTACGAAGAAATTTTTTCGAAAGAAGTTTCTTCATATGGTAAATTTATTTCTTGTTTATGTTTAGACACTGGAACTCTATATCATTATTGTTTAGATGTAAAGAGACATCAAAATGGATTTGATTTAATTCCAAAGTCAAAATATTTTAATCATGTTTTAGTTTTTAGATGGAAATCTGTTGTGGAAATAGATAATGCAAAATTTTATTTTTGAGAGGATATCAGATCTGCCAGTTTTGTTTATTCGAGACTTTTATGATAAAGAAGAATATTCTTTAATATTTGCAGAGCTCGATTACCTATCTAAGATTGATAGATTTAAACATCCACAAGATCCTGGAGGTCCAGGAACAGCTATATCAAATGGCAAACCATTAAAAATTGGTAAAGGATTGCACTTAGATGTGGTTTACGAAGATAGAGATTTTTCTGATATTCTAAAGTTAAATCGAAAGTTATTTGATAAAGAATTGACTAAAACAATGGAAGGATATCACTCCTTTTTTAGATATGTAAATAGATCCAGCAAGGACAGCACAAAACTACACTACTTTGAGGATGGAGATCATTATAAATCTCATATAGATGATTGTGTTATTACTGCGGTATCATGGTTTTATAAACAACCAAAATCATTTACTGGTGGTGATATAATCCTAGAAAACAAGGTTAAATTCCCATGTCTAAATAACTCAGTGATAATATTTCCATCGATACTTTATCACGAAGTTACTGAAGTAGCAATGGAAAATCTCCCAGGGATGGGAAGATATTCAATGAGTCAATTTTTGTATATGTGATTATGAAGATAACGCAATTTGAAAACGACAAACCAATAACTAGATTTGCTCCAGTTTTTAATTATTATATCTACGAAGATAGTGTAGATGTAAAAAATTTAAAAGATCTTATCTTATCAAAAGAAAAGGATGTAATTGATAATAATCCTTACAAGTCTGATTGGAATACTGGTCTTGGTTCTGATAGTATGACATCGAGATCTAATTGCTATAATGTTTTGAAATGGGATGACGCATTTTTTCTCAGAGAGATTATCAGGACGGCGCATGATAATTTTATTACCACATTAGAATATAATTGGGAAGACAAAATTTATGTTCAATGCTGGGCAAATGTTTTAAGAAACGAACAAAGAATAAAGCAACATCAACATTGGAATAGCAAATACACATATCTTGGTGGACATATTAGTTTGGATGATTACGAAACTAAAACTCACTATGTAGATCCATATACAAGAAAAGAATACATTTCAGAAAATAAAAAAGGAAATGTTGTGTTGTTTCCAAATTGGTTAGAGCACTACACTGATACTTACGAAGGAGATGATGTTCGCGTTACAATTGCATTTGATATCATTACGCAAACTGTGTATGACGAAGATATCTTTGACAATATGAAAGATCATTGGGTGCAATTATGAATGTCAGACAAGTAGAAGAAGCTATCAACTGGGTGACCAGAGACACTCCAATCATGTTTGACGTTACTGTTACTACACCACCCAAAGATCTTATTCGTCAGAGGGCACAAGACAATTTCAACAGAGGAAAACCAAACTCTTTGAATAAAAATTATTACCTCTCTGATGAGTGTAAATCTGTGATCGTATGGAATGTCTTTAGTGATGTTGCATACGATTACTATTATAAAAATAATTTCTTGCCACAGATTATCACATATTTAAATCTAAGGTATGAATATAACTTTGGATATGATGGATACAATCTCAACCGCAAACAGTTTGCTATCAGATCTGGAGCTGCAAAGTTAGCAAAACCATCTCTGGCATTTCATAGAAAGTTTGGGATGAATTATAAGATTGATCTTATCTTTACCAACGCAGAATTTGAAGATGCTGTTGTTGTAGAAGGACAACCACGATATGAGAACTGTGAAGGTTGTGGTGCCCCATGTGAGAGCAAATGTCCAATGGGGTGCAAAATGGACTTTGATCTAGTTGATTGGGAGAAGTGTGCAAATTTTGTAGATGTTCCTGAAGCATTTAAGAATTTGGATACTATCTGTAGAATATGTCAAGAGGAGTGTCCATACTCGGAAGATCTTAGACAAAAGATCTTGGAGCAAAATATAAACTACGGAGGTAGGATCAATGGGTGAATGGCGTTCTTGGAGATCAAATCCTCCACACAATTACTTCTCCCCTAGATTTTCTGTAGATATGTGGTTTGATCAAATCGATATAGAGTTGATTGATTGTTTACTAGAGGAAGCAAAGAAGAAAGAAGATCTTTATCTGGAAGACAGATGGGAACACTACAACACATTTCAATGGGAATGTGAATGTGTCAACACTCTTCGTGAAAAGATAAAAACATCTTACTATGATTTCTGTAATAAGATTTTACTAAATCCAGAACCACTGTGGATACGTGGATGGATATATCCACAAAAGAAAGGTATGTCATTGAAAAGACATTATCATGCAATTCACGAAAACTCATATCTCAGCGGTAATATTTGTCTTACACAAAATAGAACTTCTACGGACTACGATATTCCATATCTCGGTTGGATTAGTGTTGCAAATAAAAAAGGAGACATGACATTATTTCCTTCATGCCTTCCACATGCTGTAGATAAACTAGAAGAACAAGAAAGATATTCTCTTGCGTTTGATTTAATTACAGAACAGGGTATGGATTATTTCTGGTGTAACAATACAAATGAATGTGATCCTTTATTATTGGCGATAGAACTATGAAAACTAACGAATTTTTTTGGAACAACGGATATTTAGTGGTTCGTAATTTTATATCCGAAGCGGAGAAACTAAGTTTTCTACCAGATGATCTTTATGCTGAAAAACATATTGAATGGTTATATGATGGAACATTTGAAGGTGAATATGAAAATGAATATCAGGTAAAAGGATCATATTCCAGAACATGTTTCCCTCCACTCAAAAAATTTCATCAAGAGATGAAATACCAAATACAAAAAATTATATTGCCGCCACATCAACTTCACCCCACTTATTACTTTGATAGAATTTATTATCATGGCAATGATCTTAAACCACACAAAGACTGGGAACCTTGTGAGATCAGTGTAAGTTTACAATTAAGAACAACTTTGGCAAAACCATGGAAATTTTATATTGAAACAAAAAATGGTAAGGTTGTTGATGTTGATATGGAAAATGGAGATGCTGTTATTTACTTAGGCAATGAGGTTAATCATTGGAGAGAACCAATGCCTGGTGGAAAAAAAGATTTTCACCATCAACTATTCTTACATTATGTTGTATACAAGGGAAGAGCTTTTACAGAACTTCAGGACTGTGGATATCTTCAAGGAGTATAAATAAATCTAAGGATAAACGTTATTTGTTACAATGTCTCAGTTAAATGTAGGAAAACTTGTTGCGAGCACTGAGGTTGTTTTTCCAACCTATACTAATAGCAACAGACCAGTATCCGCAACGCAGGGATCTTTGATTTTTAACAGCGAAGAATCGGTCCTTCAATTATACACGGGAACTGAGTGGGTTAGTTTACAAAATGCAAACCCACAAGATTTCAGCAACGTAACAATTTTCAATTATACTGGAAGCGATCAATCTTTCTCAGTTCCAACTACTGGTGGAACGGTTAATGAACTATTGGTCTTTATGTGGGGTGCTGGCGGAGGAGCAGATGAAGGTGGAACTGCAACTGCTGGAGCTGGTGGATATGCTTCTGGAACTATCAGTAGATTTGATGGACAATCATTGAATGGTGATGCTTTTACAATTGTAGTTGGTCAAGGTGGATTAAGAGGTGTTGGTGGTTCAAATATGTCAGCCATGTATGGTGGCGGGGGTAGAGGATCTGTAGATAGTGGTGGTGGTCACGTCTCTGGATGTGGTGGAGGATTGAGTGGAATTTTTGCTGGAACTGCCCCAGTATTCAGTGGTGCCAATCCTCAAGGAGGAGCACAGGCACGCGCTATCATAGTTGCTGGTGGTGGTGGCGGATGTAATGACCAAACAACTAACTTTGCTTACGGTGGTAGCGGAGGTGGTATTGAAGGTGGAAGAGGTGGATCAGAACCAACTAACAATAATAAAGGTGGTTGGGGTGGTCGCCAAGTTTCTGGATATTCTGGATCAAACTCATCTGCCACTTATGCAAACGGATCCGAATTGAGAGGTGCTGATGGACCATCTAACACTGACAACCCTGGAGGTGGAGGTGGATATTGGGGTGGTCAATCTGGAGGAGATGACAACTCTGGAGCTGGAGGTGGATCTGGATACACTGGAGGAACATCTACTTATAAAGTAGTATCTGGTCTTACAACAAATGGTGGATCGGGAACTTCATCTAGTGGTTACAACCCACCAGAAACTGGTAGTGAATATTATAGTGCTGGAGTAGGTTCTGCATACAGAACTCAAGGCGGCGGAAATGGAAAGGTTGTTGTTCTCTACTAATATAAATATCGATACACACTATTCAATGTGATAACTATGGATCCCGCACAACTAAAAGCAAATTTTGAAGAGCAAATTGCTACAACTGATAAGCAAATCAAAGAACTAGAAGAAAATCTAGTTAAGGCAAAAGAGTACAAAATCAAACTACAAGGTGGTCTTGAAACTCTGGGACTTCTAGAGCAAGAACCAGAAGCAGAAACAGCACCAACCGAAGTAGTAGAATAAATACTAAATCCCTTCTTCCTAAATAGGTAAGAAGGGATTT